TGGTCTACAAGCCGCGGGTCGGTCGCCCGTTCGGGTCCTCGCGGATCTCGCGGCCCGTCATGTCGCTGCACGACCAGGCGCTCCGAACGGTCATCCGTATGGAGGGCCACGCCGACGTCTACTCGTTCCCTGAAATGTGGCTCATGGGCGCGGACGAGTCGATCTTCAAGGATGCGACGGGCGCTCAGAAGGCGTCGTGGCAGATCATGCTCGGGCGTATCAAGGCGATCCCGGACGACGAGGACGCGGCGAACCCCCGCGCGGATGTGAAGCAGTTCGCGGCGTCGTCGCCGCAGCCGCACATCGACCAGCTCAAGCAGCAGGCGCAACTGTTCTCGGGCGAAACATCGATCCCCCTGTCGTCGCTCGGCGTCTCCGACATGAGCAACCCGACGTCGGCCGACTCATACATCGCGAGCCGCGAGGACCTGATCGCCGAGGCCGAGGGCGCCACGGATGACTGGGCTCTCCCGCTGCGCCGGTCGCTCGCTCGCTCATTGGCGATGAAGAACGGGCTCGACGCGATCCCGCCCGAGTGGGCATCGATCGACACCAAGTGGCGCCCGCCGATCTACCTGTCCCGTGCGGCTCAGGCTGACGCCGGATCGAAGCAGCTCGCGGCGATCCCGTGGCTTGCTGAGACTGAGGTCGGGCTGGAGCTGCTGGGACTCGATGAGCAGCAGATCAAGCGGGTGATGTCGGACAAGCGTCGCATGGGTGGGTCGGCGGCGTTGCGGGCGATCACGTCGGCTGCGACCGGAGCAACAGAAGATTCTGCCGCGGTCAAGGCGAAGGCCGACGCGATGGGCGTCCTGATCCGTGCCGGGGTCGAACCCAAGGAAGCCGCCGCCCGAGTCGGATTCAACGGCCTGGGCTTCACCGGTGCGATCCCGACGTCGCTCCGCCTGCCCGTCGCCGACGCTGCGGGCCTAGAGGGTGGCGCTAGTGTCGCTCGTCCAGCTAACTGACGCCCACCGTCGTGACCTCGCCGAGTTGACCGGGCTCGCTCAGAATGATCTGACGCTGATCTGGGCCGAGTTCAACACGGCGATCGCCGCTCGTGACGGGCTGATCGAGTTGCTGCCTCGGCTGGTGTCAATCTACGGCAGCGCCGCGGCCACGCTGGGCGCTGACTGGTACGACGAGATGCGCGCCGCGGCCGCAGTCACAGGCCGGTTCAGGGCGATTCCGGCAGAACTTCCCGACCTGGGCCGCACCGATGCTCTTGCCCGGTGGGGCGTGACGCCGCTGTTCCAGGCAGAGTCGGACTATGCGCTGGCGCTGACCCTAGTGTCCGGTGGGTTGCAGCGCATCATCTCCAACGCTGACCGGGAAACGGTCCGATCTTCGTCGATCCAAGACCCGAAGGCCAAGGGCTGGGTGCGTGTCGGACACGGTGAGTGTGATTGGTGCAAGAACCTCCTCGATGGTGAAATCCACTACGTCGAGGGGTACGACTTCCTGGCCCACGACGACTGCCGATGCACAGCAAAACCAGACTTCGGCTAACCCATAGACAACCCCTCACGGGGCCATGCGCAACGGCTGCGCTCAAAGCCGGGAGACACCACTCCACACGGAGGAGCACCATGCCTGACGACGCGAGCACCGCGGACACCACCACCGACACGACCGCCGACACCACGACGAACACGGCCGGGCAGACCTTCACGCAGGAACAAGTCAACACGTTCCTCGCGGAGCAGAAGCGCAAGATCGGCAACGTCACGGAACTCAAAGCCGCCGCCGTCGAACTGGCTGCGATCAAGGAATCCCAGAAGACCGACGTGCAGAAGACGGCCGACCGGCTCGCCGCTGCCGACGCTGAGATCGCCAAGATCCCCGCGAAGGTCTCCGAGGCGTTGCGGGTGCATCTCGTGGCGTTGCACAAGATCCCCGCTGAGGACGCCGAGCTGTTTCTCACGGCATCCGACCCGGAGGTACTGCTGAAGCAGGTTGAGCGGCTCGTGGCCCGTGGGGCTGAAGACGTCGCGGCGGCGAAGAAGCATGGCAATTTCGTAGCCCGTGAGGGCACCAACAACCCCAAGTCCGGCAGCGACGACGAACGATCCTTCGTTCGTGAACTGTTCGCCTCGGGCGACTAGCTCTAAGGAGAAAGCAAAATGGCCGCACTCGCTACCGGATCGCTCACGATCCCGAAGCAGAAGCTCGACCCGTGGCTCGGCGCCGTCAAGAACGGTTCCTGCGTCGCCAGCCTGTCCAACTCGATCCCGATGACCTACGGCGAAGGCGATGCCTGGACGTTCAGCATCGGTGAGGCCGAGTACGTCGGTGAGGGTGCCAACAAGGGCGCCTCGACCATCACCCCGACCTCGAAGACGGTCAAGCCGTTCAAGTTCCACAAGACGCTTCGCATGAACGAAGAGGTCATGTGGGCCGACGAGGACCGTCAGATGCAGATTCTCGACCAGATCCTGGCCGAGATCCAGCCGGCACTTTCCCGCGCCCTCGACTTCGGTGTGTTCCACGAGATCAACCCGACCGGCGGCGCCGTTGTGGCCGCCATGAACGGTGGCCTCACCGACACCACGAACCTCGTCGAGTACGCCGCCGCGGACAAGCCCTACGTGAGCCTGGACGCGGCCGACGCGCTCATCCTCGCCGACGGGTTCATCCCCCGCGACGTCGCCCTCGCTCCGACCTACGCCTCGAAGTTCTCGGCTCTGCGTGGCACCAACTCCGAGCAGAAGCTGTACCCGAACTTCCAGCTCGGCACCAACGTGTCCGAGCTCGACGGCCACCGCGCATCGGTCTCCAACACGGTGAGCGGCGCCGGCGTCATCGCGGTCGACACCAAAGTGCTCGGCTTCGTCGGCGACTTCTCGGCGATCCGCTGGGGCGTCCAGAAGTCGATCGGCCTCGAGGTCATCCGCTTCGGCGACCCCGACGGTGGTGGCGACCTCAAGCGCGCCAACCAGGTCGCGTTCCGCGCGGAAGTCGTCTACGGCTGGGGGATCGCGGATCTGTCGGCGTTCGCCAAGATCCACGACCTGGTCTGATGCCTCGTCTGCGTAACGTCCAGTCCGGTGCGGTCGTCTCGTGTTCTGACGAGACGGCCGTTCGGCTGGGCTCCGGGTGGGTCCCGGCCGACGAGCACAAGAAGGTCGAGGCGCCGAAGCGCGCCCCGGCCGTTCGCAAGTCCACCAAGTGATGCGAAGGGGGTGACTCGTGACCGCTGTAACGCTGGTCCTCGCGGACCTGGCACCATTCGCCGACATCGAGCCTGTCAAGGCTCAGGCCATGATCGACGACGCGCTCGCGATGGCCGAGCGAGTCGCCCCCTGCATCACTGAGGAAACGTTCGCATACGCCGCTGCCGCGAAGGCGATCCTGCGCGGTGCGATCATCCGCTGGGCCGATGCTGGCAGTGGTGCACTCGCGTCCGAGCAGACAACCCGTGGCCCGTTCGGTTATGCGCAGACGATCGACACCCGGCAGCAGCGCCGGGGCATGTTCTGGCCGTCCGAGATCGAGCAGCTGCAGGAGTTGTGCACAGGCTCGGAGTCGAGCGGCGCGTTCGCGATCGACACAGTGAGCGTGACCGGGGCTCACGCGGACAGTTGCGCGCTGAACTTCGGGGCGTTGTATTGCTCATGCGGGTACGACATCGCCGGCTATCCGATCTTCGGCGTCTGATGCTGCCCGGCTACCACGAGACCGTGACGTTGCTGCGGGACTCTGCACCCGGCGACGACCCCTACGGCGACCCGCTGCCGTCCACGGTGACACGCATCGACGTCGAGGACTGCCTCGTCGCCCCGAACGGTTCGACGGAGACCACCGAGCGCGGCCGGAGCGGCGTCTCCACCGGCTGGACCGTGTACGCCCCGGACGGCACGGATGCTCTGTACACGGACGGCATCGAGATCCGCGCTGTGACGTGCACGATCGAGGGTGAAGTCGGCGTGTGGCCGGGGCCTCCTGGTGGCGTCGTCATCAACGCGAAGAGGGCGGTCGGCTGATGGCATCCCACACGATCAAGATCGACTGGTCCGCCGTGGACAAGGCCATCTATGACCTCATGCACGGCCCGGTTGACGAAGCGGCAGCGAAGATCGCCGCGAACGTCAACGTTGGCTCTGTCACCGACGCGGAGGTGCGCGTCAAGTCCGGCAAGACTGAGTGGGGGTGGCCGGTCGCAAGGGTGACGATCGCCCACCCTGCGGGCCTCGCCATGGAAGCTAAGCACGGCACCCTCAAGAAGGCCGCTGCAAGCGCCGGCTTGACCGTCAAGGGCAAGAAGTGAAGCCGCTCGCGGTCCCGCCTGACGCGGAGCGTGTCGTCATCGACTACCTCACCGCCGCGCTCGCCGCCCGTTCGCAGGACGTCACGGTGGGCGTGAACATCCCGACCACCTGGACGACCGCCACCAAACCCCACGTGCAGGTCGGATGGGACGGAACCCCCGAGGTGACGTATCCCGTCCTGTGGCGCTGCTCTGTGCGCGTCACGGCGTGGTCATCCTCGACGACCACAGCGAAGGCGCTGGCGGCTCTGGCGCATGGATTGCTGCTCTCGCACCCTGGTAGCGCCGAGGTCGGCTCCATCCGCCCCGGGACCGGCGTCCTGCCCACCAAAGATCCCGACACTGGCGCGCAGCTCGCGTCCGTGTCGGTGCAGGTCAATCTCCGAGGCTCCGTCCTCGCCTAGTCACTCGCCCGGCGATGCAATCGGCGCAGATGAGCCTTCGCTGCCTGCATCGAGCGATAGGTGCACGAATGGTCGTGAGTCCACTGCCGCACTTCGGCAACGGAGGCGACGTGGACCTTCGTCCGATACGCGCCTGATGGTCTGGCTTCATAGCAGGAACACCTGATCCAGAAGCCATCGGCGACTTGGGTGACTTGGAAGTCGGCCCATTCGAGGTCACGTCTAGCGCTCACGACGTCCTCCGCACGTAGCGCTCAAGCGCACGTCGGATGACTTCGCTCAGCACCTCGCCGCGCTCGTCGGCCTTCGCCTGGGCTGCCAGCCATAGGGCGTCGGGCACACGGACGGACTTCGCCGACATCGGCTCGCGGGTCATGTCTCCAGTGTGCTCGCCCGTCCGTACGTTTGTCAATACGCCACGCCAACCGAATCCCCCCGCCTTCGGGTTGGGAGTCTGCAAACAACACCCACCAGAAGGAGAACATCATCATGTCCGGAGACACCACCAAGGTCAACCTTTGGGCCGACGCAGACGTCTACGTGGCTGCGATCGGCGCAACCGTTCCGGCCGACGCCGCAACCCCGTTCAACGGCTC